CATCAGCATATAGTCGGTCAGCAGGTTGGCCGGGGCCTGCAGCAGGGTCATGGCACGAGCCGGCTCACGCGGGCTGCGCTGGGTGCTGACCGATGCCGCCGAGAAGTTGCCCACCAGCTCGTCAAAGTTGGCGTTGTTCCGGTCCTCTTCAGCGTAAGCCGAGGCCGTTATGTCGGGCCATGTATTTTCGACAACGTCGGTCTGCGGGTCGTCCATAAGTACGACGCGCCCTGGGACGTTGCGAACGAGAGCGGGGAGATCGACGTTCTTCCCTCGTTTGGCAAAATACCCTTTGTTGAGGACGAACTTAACGTTGTCGAGACGGCTGTTCTTAATTTCGTTGATTTCATCCTGTAGCCCCTTGACCATCTGCGGAATCGTGGACGGGATCGGGCGGTGCGTCTCAACGCTCGCGACGCCAAACACATACGGACGTTTCCCGTGGAACACCGTGGCATCGAGCGGCTCCGGGTCCGTCAGCATCTTGTCGCTGTTCAGGGTCCAGAACTGGTAATCCGTGCCGTTCCAGCGGTGGATGTGGCGGTGGACCCATACGATGTCGTAGTCCGAGACCGTGCGCCGCTCGAGGTGTGCATCCTGCGTGTTGCCACCACGGGCGCGACGGGTGCTGTCATCCTGCATCAGGCCGATGAGGGCGCTGTCCGGGTACTTCTTCCACTGGCGACCCTTGGGATCTGGCCGCTCCATTCTCTGTTTCACATCGACCGCGTACATCGGGATGATGTGGATGATGTACGGGCTGCTATTAACCGGGTCGGTCCAGTTGGCCGACGGGTCAAACCGGAAGTTCTCAATGGGGATCAGGTCCACCATCGGCTTATCGTCTGACCGGATCAGCTTGCCTTTGGCATCCTTCCGCATGGCATAGCGCCAGTGAATGTGGGCCACGGCCGCGCCCTGCACCTGAGCGTCCTGTAGGCCGCCCATGCACACTTGGAACCACGGGATGGACTTGGTGAGCCGGTACTGGAGCAGCTGCTGCATGACGTCAGCGCTAACCCGCTCCACCTCGTCGTTGCCGTTGACCGGTGTGACGCTGATGCGGTCTAGGTTGCTGAAGAACGCGGCAGCGGCTGCGGCTTCGTTCTTGCGGATGATCGCCCGCGTCTTGGGAACGAATATGTTGGACCGCTTGCGGAATATTTCGCTGTTGTACTTGCTGTCCGACGGGTGCTGGTTGTTGAACGCCTTGATGGAATCGTCCCACCGGTTGCGGTAGTTCGTGTCCACAAAGGACGTCGAGAACCGATAGGCGTCCTGGGCGCGTCGCCGCCAGTTGGGCTGCTCGGGGTCAAAATCGTCGTACATCTCGTCCGGGTTGGACTGCTCGGGCATGATGCCTTCGCCGTCCTGCTCGTTCGCCATGTAGTCCAGATGGACGTCACCGGCTGGTGGATCCTTGATGGACGGTGGTTGCGGACGCCACTGGGTGCTGTCGGTCATGTGAAGTTACTCGTTTGTCTGTAGCGCCATGCCTTAGGCACCGTTGGCTCCCGACCGTCCCATGCGCCTCGAGGCAGGTCGAATGCCTCAAGTAATTCGCCCCCGAATGTGATGCACGATTCGCGGATCTCGTCAGGCGTCCCGAGCCGGTGCTTTGGCAGTAGGCTGCTGAACCCTTCCTTGCCGATGGTGTTGGCCACAGCGCCCGCAATGGCGAGGTGCCGCACGACGATGCCGCCGCCTTGGAAGCCGATGACCCACGGATGGTTCGGGTACGCCTTGTTGAGCGCGTCGCCCACCTTCTGGGCCAGCTCGAGCTGCGTCAGCTCCTCGGGGTCGCCCGCCTCGAGGACGGTGTTGAAGTCGGCGTGGATCATGGTTATGCCGCCATGTACGAGCCGGCGGCCCATACGGTAAATGCACCTGCCGGGATGGTGATTGACGCATTCGTGCCAGTTCCCGTCGCGTAAGTCCAGATTGCGCCCAAACCGCCAACGACTAACGCGGGGTTAATCAGGCCGATCTGACCGCCAGTAGACGACACGCCGCTCAGGTTAATCGGCACAGCCGTTTCTTCATTGTTTGGAGCCGACTTAGCCAACGTCGGCAAACCGATCTGGATGATGCCAGTACCCGTATGACCCGCCGACACCACCAGTTTGATACGAAAAGACACCTGCTTGCCCAACCGTTTCCAGTAAGCATATTGCACCGTGTACGTACCCGTGCCAGCCGTGGTGCCGCCCGTGATGACGCAGGTGTAGGTCGTTTCGATAACGTCCGACTCCTCGGCTGCAAAGCCGTTGGTCAGACTACCCGTCGTGTTGCCGACAAAGCGGTTGGTCGATGCCGTTAACGTCGCGCCCGCTTCCTTCTGAATGGCGACCAACGTTTTGCTCGTTGGCGACAAGAATTCGTTGTCATCAAACCGAACGTTGGACGATGTGCCAGACACGAAATCAATGGCAATGCTCGTGCCCGCAGATCCGGTGCCGCAGTCGATGAACTTGTTGCTTTGGAAATGCGCCAAGGTGACCGTGTAAACCGCAAGGCCAATACCGGCACCCGCCGATCCGCAGCGCACCATGCGGTTGTTGACAAACTCAAGGTCATATACCGAGTTGGTGCCGCCCGTGTTGCCGATGTAGCCCGGCCCCGTGCAATCTTGGAAGTAGTTGTCGCGGAACGTGACGCGGTTGCCGTCGTACAGATAGAAAGCCGCGTTGCCGCTGATGCAGTTGTTGCCCACGACGCGGATGTCGTTTTTCGTGCTGCTTGATGACGGCGTGCGATTGGTGTTGAAGTTCATAAACCCGCCCGTGCCGGCGTAGCTTATGAAGTCGTTGTCCTCGATCACGATGTTGGTTGGCGCTGCCGTCACGGCGCTTGGCACGGCCAACGACACGACGGCCACGTTGCCGCCGATGTTGTAGAAGCGGTTGGCGCGAATCAGGATGTTCTTAATGACCGCCCATGAGTTGGCGTTAGGCTCAAGGTCAATTGCGCCAGGCATCGTGGACGATGTGCTGTTGCGGAACTCGCAGTCGTCCACCAGTAGACCGTCGCAGTCGATCACGCTGATGCAATTGCGGTTCTGCTTGTTGATGCCGTCAAACACGCACGACCGTACCGTCACTTTCTGGTTGTGACGCTCAACGCCCGCCGAATAGCTTGATCCGAGGTAAAAGCCGTCGCCACGGAACCCGTTGAAGTACACGCGCTCAATCACCGCATCTGTGACGCCATTAAGGCCGAGCAGGTAGATAAACTGCGAAAAGCCGTCCGTGTCTACTGTGCCGCGCAGCTGCAAGTCGCGCAGGACGATGCCCGTCAAGTTGCTAGACAACGACGACGAGCCGCTGTCGGCGCTAATCATGGCGAACGTGCCGCTGGTGCGCTGCTTGATGATTGACGAGAACCCTGCGCCATACAGGTACGAATTACTGGCCAGCGTGACGTTGCTGACGCTGTACGTTCCCGGCGGGAAGTAGACGTAGGAACTGGTATTGATCGCCGCCTGAATCGCCGTCGTCGAATCACTCACGCCCGTCGGATCAGCCCCGAAATCCAACACCGACACCGATTCCTGCAACTTGTTGGTCACCGTTCGAGCGGTAGATCCCGTTGCGCCCTGCGTGTAACTCTGACGAGCCGCCGGCAGGATGCCCGATGTAATGTTGGCCGCGTTGGTTGTGTCCGTTGTAGCCGAGGCCGCGAACGCTACACCGTTGGTCTTGGTGACCGTCAGCGCACCAGTCGTGGCCACGAGCGTCGCGTCGCCACCGATGGTCGTGCCGTTAACGATGCCGCTGTTGTTGTACAGCAGCTGCCCGTTGACGCCACCCGCGATAGCCGTACCGACTGGCACGCTCGTCGTGTACCGGTACAGCACCGTCTGGCCGACCTTGAGGCCGACCGTGAACGTCAGGGTCGTAGGCGACGTCCACGTATAGTCCGAGGACGGCACCATGACCGCGCCGTCGACGCTGATGTACAGGTTGGCCAACGATCCGGGTGACGCGGGTAGCGTGAACACCGTCTGTCCAGCCGTGGCCGTGAACGTGCCGACGTAGGCTTGGCCGTAGGATGCGAGGGATGCCAGGTTGTAGCCGGTGATGGTGTAGTCACCACCATTGCGGACAACCGGGATCAGGTCAGTATTCTGGGCAAGTCCGCCCGATGGGAATTGGGAAATCTTAGGCACGATTACTCCACAAGGATCGGGTCGCCAACGGAATCGGCTGGCGGCTCCATCTGGATCGCGTAGCCTTGCTCGGTCAGGATGTCGAGTACGCCCTGGGTGTAAAACCCGGTGTCGCCTCGGTCGGTGCTGTCAAACCCTCGCCCATTGCTCCAGACGTACACCCGGTGATCGGGTGCGCTGAATTCGCTGCCCCATGCGCGTCGGCACATCTCGTTCCAGCTGAAGTTACGGGTCGTGACCGGTAAGCCAAGACTGGCCGGGACTGTGCTGCGTGCCATTAGTAGGTGCCCTCGAGCTGTGACAGGTGACGCGTGACGGCTTCACGGGAGCGCAGTTCTTGCAGCTCCCCGGCCAACCGTCGGATCTGGCCCGCCTCAACCGTGGTGAGATGCCCCCGACCGTCAGCGATTCGGTCAACCGTGCGGAGCAGGTTGCGGATCTGGTTGTCGGTCAGGTCAAGTCTCACAGCAGCTCCGGTTCCAAGATGTTGCTATCAATGTACTCAGGCGGTCGGGGATCCAAGTCATAAATCCTTGACACCGCGTCGATCAAGTCCTTGAGGCCCGCGAACGGGTAATACCCCACCTGCATTCTAAACCGTTCCGCGAGGTTGTACAGTTGCCCGTTCTCGTCGCGCTGGATGATCGGCTTGGCGATCCGGTAGTCGTAACCGGCCCCGATCATGCGCTTCTGCTGATCCGTCAGGTCAGGCTCGCCATCACCCGGCTCGTAGGGCAAGAAGAAGTTGTGGCCACGGATGTCAGGCAACAGACGCTGCACGCGGTCATCCTTGGACCCCGGACCTTCGCTTGGCCACTCCAGCTCTTCGATGTCCAACCCTTGGACGTTTTCCGCCCGGATGCGCTCTTGGAAGTAGTCCATGTCCGCAATCGCGCCATACCGCTCGTAACCCACCTTGACAGATCGGAAGAGCAC